TTTGGTGGCAACACTACAATTAGAATTTATATTGATAGAGTAATACCCGATGCAGATAATGGCTCTACATTACACACATTAGATGGTGGTTTGTTAAGAGATGGTACTTCTACGACAAATACTACAAATGAAACGACTAAATTAACTCATGAACTTTCAATATTAAATGGAGCGCATTTACACGGTGGTAAGATTATTGCACCTTTACACCCAAGTAGAAGCGCATCTTCAAGTGATGATGGAATGTATAACATTCTGGATATACCTTATTATTTTAATACGGGTACTTATTCAAAAACATTTGCTGATAGAACAGGTGCTTCGTATTACAGAATTATTAACTTAGAAAAAGGTAATGTGAATAACATTAAATCCAAAGTGACCTCTTATGCTGCATTTGGTGATTTAACTTATTATGCAAGTATTATCAATAAGATTCCATATTATGCCTCTTCATATAAATTTAATCCTGCTTTCTATATTGATAGTGGATTACAAGATAATTTAACGGGTGTCAATAAAACAGATAATCCAGTTCGAGCGCACTCATTGATACAAACTAGGGGTTATGTTCCACCAAGCGGTTCTAAATTCTTTGATACTATTGTTCATCCAACGGGTTCTGCCGCACTATATCTTTTACCACCAGACCCCCATACTAACACAAGTTCATTAAAAACACCCTATGTAGTCAAAGACATTATTCAACAGCCTGACCCTAAAGTAGCAAGAATGTTTTTATTCGTAAATTCTGACTTAAGAGCATATTCATCAACAAGAAAAGACAGCCTATTGTATTCTGGACAAACTAGAGATATTACTTCTTATAACCTTCTTGCATTAACCGAACCAATAACAATTGAATCCTCAAACACAAAAGATAATACTGGTGTCACAACTAAAACAATAACACATAAAGATGGTAATTATTCATCTACTTCAATTATATCTAGTGATAAAACGCTCTCTTCTTTAAATCGCTTTAGTATGATGCGTTTAACTGAACTTTGTTTTGATTGGGCATTTAACCAATTTGACCCAGAAAATCCCCCTGCTGGTAATAAAACTCTTCCTGTGTTTTATTATCCACATGTTAGTATTGTTAGTTTAGGAAATATTTCTAGTATCAGTGGAACGCAAATTGATATGACCGCCATTATTACTATTGCTAATGGTGATTATATCTTGGATAGTGAAGGAAGGTATATAGGTACGGTTTCCTCTAGTTCTACAATTTCAGGTAGTTTTACAAGAATCGTGACTACCGCCACAGCATATAAAACAAATGGTAATGCTTACTTTACTGGCGCAGGTGCCCAAAAAGTAATAGTTGCTACTGCTGAAGAAAAGGCCTTAATTTCTGGACATGGAGAAGTAGATACCTTTGTTAGATTTGGTAAAGAAATACACATGCTTAGAAGTGCAGTTATTAACAATGCTGATGATGCCGTAAATGATACAAAAGACGGATATGGTACAAAAAATAATGACGGCAGTAGTGGGGGTAGTGAATGGTCCGACCATTACGGCGTTGCTTTAGGGCATCAAAGCGCACCTGCTACAAAAGACCACAATACTTATGCTCCAATAGGAATAGAAGGAGATAGCAAATTAGCAGAATCTTCAGCATTAGACCATCATCCATCTAAACTTTTCCAATTATTTGATGATTTAGATGATTTTACTGATAATACTGATGATGCGGGAGATAATTCTAGGTTTGATGAACTGTATATTAAAAGTTGGTTGCCTGTATTTTTAGATAGATTTAAAATAGAAGGAGGAAGTCAATTAGTTGATTCTGGAATGGTTGGTGCTGAAATAACCGGTGCCAATAAGTATAGAGATAGCACTTCAACAAATAAAATAGGATTAGTTGGATTTGCATTAAATGAAAAATTTGCAGATAAAGAAACCTTGGACCATTCTGCAAATATAACTTATTCTAATACAGCAGATGGAGCGATGTTAGCATTCAAACCAAGACTAAAAATAGATACAAGTGCTCATTATGATGGTTCTAATAGCCCAGATAAAGCAATAGGAGCATCCGATATTATTAGGTATTTTATTCCTGCAAGTGGTGAACATACTTGGCTAAAGTTTGTTGATTTAACTGGAACATATTTAGCATCAACAATAGGTAAATATGTGGATAGCGATGGAACACAGGGAAGTTTAACCACAGGCCAAACTAAAAGCCTTAATGACGCAACTCCAACAACATTAGCATATGTTATTTCTCACGAAATAGACCACAGCAACGGAACTGAAACTCACATTATTGTCACGGATAGAAGTTTAACAAGTGATTATTATAGAGTCCTTCAACCAAATCATACTTTTTCATATGATTATTCACCCAAAAAGATACAACTAAATACTCTTTCTTCTTCTTATACTAAAAAACCATACTCTCAAGAAATGTATAGTGGAATCAATGCATATCAATTACAAAATGCTAAAGGAGATAGGGATTTACAAGGAAATAATGAAGGTATTTTATCAATGTATGTTTTAGTAGACATTGAAAATTTATCCTCAGATACAGAAACTGTTGTCACTACTGGCTCAATGGATAACATATTAGAAAATAAAAGTGGAAAGTATTGTGTGAGTGACGGAGAAAATGTATATTCTACTGAACTAACATATGAAAGCGTTTCTTCACATGAAAAGTTTATTTCCTTTTCACAAATTAAAGAAACAATTGGTGTAGTTTCAGTTTCGGAAATCACATCAATCACAGTTGGTGGAGAGTCACCAATTGACACCAATTCAAAAAGAGCCATGATTGGTTCCGTTGTTAGTATTTGCCAAGAAGCCGACGACCTCATAGAAGAATTACTTGAAGAACAAGATACGCCATTTACTATCACAAAGGAAACTTATCCTCTTTTCGTTGCTCCTAACTTTGATGGTATCAGTATCTTTGAAGCAATTAACTTCTTGCTAAGAAAGAAAGAACAGACCTTAATACAAAAGAATGAAACCTTTGAAATAAAACCAAAGGACTCATCTGGGTTTTACAATGACCTACTCATCAGCGATAACGGCAATATTAGAATCTATGAATACGAAGTGTTAGATAGCACATTTGAAGAATACAATGAAATAATAGTCAATGGTAAATCTCACAAATCTAAGAAACAAGACCTAAGAAGCGTTAAGAAAGTCGGAAGAAAAACACTCAAGGTCTTTGAAAGAAAACTAACAACTCAAGAAGAAGTTGATGCAAGAGCAAAGGAACTTCTTATTCTACATAAAGGCGACAATAAAAAACTTAGAATTAAAATAGGACATAATAATATAAGCCAGATACAAGTTGGTGATGTTGTCAATGTGGAAATTAAACAAGAAAATATTCCTAGAAATCAATACATTGTTTTAGAAATTACTCACCTAATGACTGGCTTACTTGAATTAGAATTAGGTAAATACAGCAAGCAATTAGAAGATAGATTTTCCGAACTTACTGTTGATGTTGATACTGCTCAAACATTACAGAATACTAAAAATAATGAGCAATCAACTGCTCTTGGTTTCTTGGAAACTGTTAAAATTAAACCAATTAGACTATTAGTTCGCAAACGAACAACAACGGGTTCAATGACACTTGGATTCACGACAGCATTAAATACAGGGACAGCCACACTTGGATTCACAGGTGGGGCCACAATCACCTATACAAACTTAGTGGAGGAAGAATTTTGATAACTGACCTATTACGAGATAAACTTGCGGCCTATATTTTAACTTTAGCAAATCACGCAAATGCAGAAGGTGATGTTGGATTAGGTGGTAATTCAACAAGTCCAGCCGCAACCACATTAGATGTTCCTTTAGGTGTCACTACTTCACAATATGTCGCAACACGCTCCGGCGACAATGTAGTTGAAATTAAAATAATGGTTGAAGGTGCAAACATTACAGGTAAAGTTATTCGTGAAGCAAGTTTCGGAGGAAACGATGGTTCAACTGATGAAATGTTATCAAGAGTAGCATTTGAAGGTGTTGGCCCCTTTGCGTCAAACGAACAATTAGAAATATTTTTAATGTTAGAGGTGGAGTAAGATGGTAGAAAATAACCCGCATAAAATTTCAACAATGGGAACTGCTGATGGTAGTTCTTTAGCAGCAATTACAGACGCTTCGGACTTTCCCCATACAGGTTTAATCAAAGGTCTTTCTTTAATGGCAAGGCAAAACATTGTTGTAAAAGGCTCCAATGATTCCGCAACACATGACTTTAACATTACTCAAGCAACAAGTGGAAATGTTATTCAAGTTGCACAAGGAAGTTATTTGAGAGATGGTAAATTATACACTGCAAGTGCGGCTAATTTTACTATTGGTACGACAAGTAATGATACTAGTTTATTGGCACATTCACAATTTGATAAGGGCTATCACTTATTGGTGATAAATTCTTCAAATGCAATAAAAATAAGACAACCGACTGCGGCAGATAAAGTTCCCGATTATACCTCCGGCGACACAATTATTGCTATAATTGAAGTTGCTTCCACTTCAAGCGATGGAAGTAGACTAATACAATACTTAACAAGCGATAAAACAGATAACAGTGTAAGTATTGCTTATACCGATTCAAATACTTACACAGAAGCACTATCAATAAGTGCAAGTGCCGGAGATACTACAATAGAAAACAAAGTATCGGATAAGGATATTATTTTTAAAGTGAATGACGGTGGTAGTGCAAGAGAAATATTAAGGTTAGATGCAGACGATAATGAAGTTAGAATTGTTTCTACGATTGATGGTGCTGGAATGGGGCCACAACTAACGCTATTTAGAGATACCGCAGACGCAGACGATAACGATTTGATAGGTGTAATTTCTTTTAAAGGAGAAGATTCTGGAAATGCAGAAACCGAATATGTTAGAATTGTAGCACAAATTTTAGACGAATCTAATGGTACAGAAGATTCTCAATTTTTTATTCGCCTTATGAAAGCAGGTTCGTTAGTCTATCCATTAAAAATGACACCGACTCAAACTATTTTTAATGCTGCTAATGAAGACATAGATGTAAGAATTGATGGTTCGGCTGACAATTTATTTTATGCTGATTCCGCTACTGATACAGTTGGTATAGGAACTACACCTGTCGCTAATGCTAAATTAACAGTTCAAGGAGTTTTAGCATTAGATGAAGTTAGCGCACCGACTAATCAAAGTGCTTATGGTCAATTGTATGCTAATGCTGATAATGACTTACATTATATGGATGGTGCTGGAACTGATACACCACTGTTAAAGGGAGGAAAACATTCTATTTGGGTTCCAGCAGAAGCAATTAGTCCAAGAAGTAATGCCGGTTGTGCTGATTTAGCAACAACAGCCGCCGCATCAAACGGAAGACCAGACATAAGAGCATTAGCATTCGATAAAACATCTACTGAAAATGGTCAATTTACAATTGCTATGCCTAAAATGTGGAATGAAGGAACAATTACATTTCAAGCATATTGGACTAATGCATCAGTGACAAGTGGTGGTGTCACTTGGGGGCTAAAGGGAGTTTCTTTATCCGACGATGATGCTATAAATGCTGATTTTGGTACTATTGTTTATGTAGATGATACTCAAACAGGAGCGGCAA